ACTTGAGACCTTATTGGAAAAGCAACGTGTAATGTATGCACGTTTGTCTCTTTCTGATGATCCAAAAGCAATTGAGATGAAAGAGAATCTTCGTAAATCAGTTGCTCTGATGGGATTTCCACCAGAGACTGATATTAGTGTTCTGTTTAACAGTATGACCAAGACAATTGAGTCTTTAAAGCAATACATTGATCGTTGACTTTAAAGACTATCTGATATATAATATGTGAGTTGGAAGACTCACACAAAACAAAATCCAACAAATCCAATTTATCCAAAGTAATCTAAAATGAGCTTTTCAGATCTTAAAAAACAATCCAAACTTGGTAATCTGACCGCTAAACTGGTCAAAGAAGTTGAGAAGATGAATTCCAATGGTTCTTCTTCAGACGAACGTGTATGGAAGTTAGAATGTGATAAGGCAGGAAACGGTTATGCCGTCATTCGCTTTTTGCCCGCACCGAACGGCGAAGATCTGCCGTTTGTAAAACTTTATAGTCATGCATTTCAAGGACCTGGTGGTTGGTATATCGAGAACAGTCTTACTACTCTGGGTCAGAAAGATCCACTTTCAGAACTGAACTCCGAACTGTGGAACAACGGAACTGATGCTGGTAAAGAAATTGCCCGTAAGCAGAAGCGTAAACTGACTTATGTGTCTAATATCTATGTGGTGAAGGATCCTGCAAATCCAGAAAACGAAGGTAAGGTTTTCCTCTTCAAGTACGGTAAAAAAATCTTCGATAAACTCACTGCCGCAATGCAACCAGAGTTTGAAGATGAAGAAGCAATCGATCCTTTTGACTTCTGGCAGGGTGCTAATTTCAAACTGAAGGCGAAGAACGTTGCTGGTTATCGTAACTATGATTCCAGTGAGTTTGCTGCTCAAAGTGCTCTTCTGAATGATGATGATGCAATGGAGGCAATCTGGAAGAAGCAGTATTCTCTCGCGGAACTTATTGCACCAGATCAGTTCAAGTCTTATGATGAACTGAAAAAGCGTCTGAACTATGTGCTTGGTTCCAAAGGTTCTAATCGCATTGATGAAGAAGTTGCCGACGAAGAAGAAACTTCTAGGGGTTCTATTCGTGATCTAGATGATGGTCTTCGTGATGAACTGTCTAGTCTGAAATCCACTCGCAGTACTGCGGTTGATGAAGATGAAGACGACGACACCTTATCATATTTCGCAAAATTAGCATCTGATGATTGATTAACTGCTATAATACTCGGGGAGGTCAAGAGTCTCCCCTTTTTTGTAACTTATGGTGATGTAACTTTAGTATTTTGAGTCTGAATCAGAGTGTCATTGATGTATTCTGAAGACTCGGAATACAACATTTCTCTTCTCATATCATTCAAAAATTCTTGTAAGTATGGTGGTTTTAGTAAATAAATTAATCGTTTTTCATCATTCTTTCTAGTTTCATATTCATAATTCGTAACCCCAGACACCGGATTTAAAATTTTTGTTCCATCATTTGGATCTGGAATTGTAAAGTTTTTATCCACAACTTTACCAGCAGGAAGAATTAACCGATTGGAAGAATCTTTAACCTCTCTAGTCTCATAGAATCTAATCTGTGATAGATCATTGCCATATTTGTTCTCTGCATAATTATAAAGTTGATAGTTAGACAATGGCCATTGATCTCTAACATTTGTGATGTTGGCAGTCGTTAAAACAACCCAATCTAATTCTGGACTTCCATACATTTCATCAGCAACAGTGTCTGGACGAGCACCATCTTTGATCTGATATTTGTCAAACAGAGTAAACACATTGTATAAATCATCGCGAAGTTTGACTCTACGAAAAAGATTTTTTGCGATCACATACTCTTGTGAAGAGTTCTTATGTGATAGAAATGATTGATATGCTAGATTTGGTAGTTCTCTGAAGTATCCCATTAGTATCCTACTCCTCCTATATCATCAGTATAATTTCCGGCATAAATTGGTTCAAGTTCTTTAAATCCAAGATCCATAATCATAGAAACTGGAGTTCCACCTCCATTGCTATCTTCTCCCCCATAAGTTGCATATACACCTTCACCAGTATAATTAACTGAAATGTCAGTAAGAGCACATTGTTTAAACTTATGTAAGAATGGGTGTGGATTTTTTCCTTTCATATAAGTCAATTCAAAAATGTTTGGGGTCGTTAAATACATGTCCGGAATACTACTTTCTACCTGATTAAATCCCTTTTGAGAACTTCCCGGAGACATATTTTGTTTTAAAGTTCTTATAATTTTTTTAACTTCTTTTGCTTCATCTGGACTTCTTGGAGTCAGTTTGAATGAGAATTTAAATGATCTTAAAGTAACTCCATCAAATAATAATTCCATATTTGGATTTAGAATATTTCCAGTTTCTCTTGCTAATAGTTGAGATCCGGTCAAATTTCCACCAAAGGGAATATTTGAAGCATCTGCAGATATAGATCTTATAAAGTACTCTTGAGATGCAGGATCTAATAGGGCATTGGTTCCCCTTTTAAGCAAATTAGTAATTGCATTGGATATGTCGTCTTGAGATCTTATAGTTGACATGACAATGCCAAGTATATTTGCAGTTAAACCATCCAAGTTTCCCTCCGTATATTTTACAGAATTTCCATCTTGAATATTTGATGGAATTGGCAAAAATATGGTTCCAATATCAGATTCTAGTTTATTTTTATTTTCTCTTCTAGTAAAAGAAATTCCTCCACCTGACATTGTGGTTCGTCCAGTAAGAAGTTGATCTCGTGCTGCTGCTATTCTATTGCCAGGAGTATCTTGTAAACTTATTCTTTTACCTTCGGAATTTTCATAATTAATTTGACCTCTCACTTCTCCGATATCGGGGTTGGAAATAGTCCCTTCTCTTACAGTTGTACTTGGTTTATACGTTACAATATCAATACGCAAATAATCAGATGTTTCGTTTAATTTTCCTAAAGGATATCTTAATGCTGGTTTTGCCATTTTTGGCTACTTTTTAGTTATTTAGACGAATATTTGCAAAAGGAATCTCTCTCAAATCTGCAAGTTCGTCGGCATAAACTTCATACAATTGCCCAGCAACTTCGTTCCAAGTATATTGCCTCATTTCTCCCCAATGAAAATTAAGTGCTCGAAATCCCCAACCAAATACATCAGTGACTGCGACTAGAGGATTTTGGTCATAACGAATTCCTGGAGTTTTTGCATTATAAACAAAGACATAATATTTACCAGGACTTGGAATTTTTCCACTTTCTTGTAAAACACCAAGAATCTCAAGCATTAGATCATCAGGATCTTCATTTCCAACAACATTATCAACAACAGAGCGAACTCTATTATCATTATCGTCTGTTGGATTTCTTCCTCTTCTTTGTTTAAGTGTTTTTCTTGGCATTTCAAATATTCAGATCATTTTCTGTAAGAACCTTGAATTCATATCCACGATCTGCACACCATTCTCGTGCTGCTTCCCACTTTGCCTGATTTTTAGCATACTCATATGCTTCATAAAGATATTTTTTAGTTTGCCTTTTTTGTTTTGGTGGTGGAACGGTTTGTTTTTTTGGTTTGATCTCAATCACATATTTTTTAATATCTCCACTTGATTCTTTGACCTTGATAATAAAATCTGGAAAGTATTTGTGTATGCGATTATCTATTGGGGAACGATAGTAAACATATTTTTCTTCCGATTGCCACTCAAGTATATTTTGATTCATATCACAATAAAACATAAATTTCCTCTCCCACAAAGATCTGTAGATGATATTTGTGGGGTCTCCGATATACTTATTTGGATGTGATGGTTTGTATTTTCCCTTATATGACATCTAAATATTTAATAACATAAGATAATATAGGGTATTTAGAGTGGCAAATTCTCTTGTCAAAAAAATTACAATGAGTGAGGTGAAGAATCTCGTAGGAAACTTGGCTCAAACGAATCATTATCTTATTGATATTCCTCTGACTAAAGAATTAAAATCGCATTTTGAACAAAATTATTCAGATTCTGATATAGAAAGATCGCAAATATCTTCTTTTGTTTCTAATAATTTGGGATTTTTGTGTTCTGAAGCAACTCTTCCTGTAAGTTCATATGCAACTGCAGAAGTTAAAGATAACTTTATGGGAATCACGCAGGAATTTGCTCATACTCGTCTTTATACTGATATGGATTTAACATTTTATGTTGATTCCAATTATCTAGTCTTAAGATTTTTTGAAGGATGGATGGATTATATTGCTGGTGGAAACTCCAAAAAATTAAAAGAACCTGCCTCCGCAACCGTACTTGGAACAAACATTTATCGGAGATTTAATTTTCCCGAATTTTATAAAGTTCAGCAAATGACTGTAACAAAATTTGAAAAAGATTATAATCAAGAATTAGTATATACATTTGTCAATGTTTTTCCTAAAGGTTTATCTGCAATGCCCGTAAGTTATGGACCTGCAGATTTGTTGAAAGTCACTGTTAGTTTTAACTATGATAGATATGTTGTAACTAGAAAACCATTGCCAAGTAATTTAGATACACCGATTACTAATGAAACCTTTGCATCCTTATTGGGGACTGATATTGGTAGATCCTTGGCAACAGAACTGTTATCCAACAGTTCTAATCAAAAAAATGCCACTAAATAATTAAACCTGAATTTCTATAGGTCATTATGCCTTTACCAAAAATTAATACCCCAACGTATGAGTTGGAATTACCTTCTACTGGAAAAAAAATTAAATATAGACCATTTTTAGTCAGAGAAGAAAAAATTCTAATCATGTCTTTGGAAACTGAAGATATGAAGCAAATTACAAGTGCGGTCGTTCAAATTCTTTCAGATTGTATTCTTACAAAAGGAATTAAAGTATCTGATCTCTCAACATTTGATATTGAATACTTATTTTTAAATGTTCGTGCCAAGTCAGTTGGGGAAACCGTTGAAGTTAATATAACGTGCCCCGATGATGGTGAAACACAAGTAAAGATGGAAATTTTAATTGATGATATTAAGATTCAAAAGAATCCTGATCATAATAATATTATCAAATTGGACGATACACTTTCTATGAGGATGAAATATCCTTCATTAGATCAATTTGTCGAAAACAATTTTGAGACTGTTGAAAGTGCAAACGATGTTAATAAATCCTTGAGTATGATCATATCTTGCATTGATATGGTTTATGATCAAGAAGAATCTTGGAGTGCTGCGGATTGTTCAAAGAAGGAACTTGAGGCATTTGTGGAACAAATGAGTAGTAAACAATTTAAAGAAATTGAAACTTTTTTTGTGACTATGCCAAAACTTTCTCATATACTTAAAGTTAAAAATCCAAATACTGATGTAGAATCTGAAGTAACACTCGAAGGTTTAGCAAGTTTTTTCATCTGAGTATGGCTCATACCAGTCTTGAGTCATACTATCAAGTTAATTTTGCCCTTATTCAACATCATCACTGGTCTCTTACTGAAATTGAATCAATGCTTCCTTGGGAGCGTGAAGTTTATATCACTCTCCTAGAAAAATATATTGAAGAAGAAAATCTAAAAAACCAACAAAAATAGTTATTGGGGCAATAAATAAAGTATACTGAAGAAGAAAAGTGGATACAAATCAGATTTATACTGCACCGAAAATACCAAAATTAAACAAGAAGAATGTATCCTCTTCTTTTCGTGGCACTTCTTCTTCAAATATTTCCCCAACACTAAGAAGGTCTGTTTTTAGTTTTAGAAATCCTAAAGTTAGTCCAGAAACTTTAAAGTCTGATATAGCAAACGTTCAAATATCACAAACTTTAATAGAGACAAACAGGATTCTTGTAGAAATACAAAAACAACTTGCTTATGATTTTGCGATGAGAATTGCAGAAGAAAAGGAGTCAATTAAAAAAATTAAGGCAACTGAATCCAAAAGAAAATTTTCAGAAAAAGAAAAGTCTCTGGAGGGAATTGGAAAAATAGGATCCAAGTTAGGTAATGTAATCGGAAAGGTAACAGCACCTATTAAAAATGTTTTTGATAAAATTAAGGAATTTTTCACTCTTATTTTAACTGGACTGGTATTAAATGCTTCCTTTAAATGGTTGGAAGATGAAAATAATAGAAAACTATTAGATCAAGTTTTTTATTGGATAGGAAAAGCTTTCATTCCTGCAGTTATTGCAATTATTGGATATAAAGTATTTAAGTGGGTGAGAAGACTTTATCGTTTGGGAAGATGGTTATGGAGACTTCCTGGTAGACTTAGAGGACGTTTTGGACCATCTCCATCAGCACCTAGACGAGGACCAAGCACACCTCCATCACCAGTAAGACCGACTCCATCACCGCCAGTAAGACCTGGAGTTCCACCAACTCCATCTACACCAGGAAGAGCACCCGGACTTCCACCAACTCCATCTACACCAGGAAGAGCACCCGGACTTCCACGACCTCCTGTTTCAACTCCATTAACAAGAGCACCTTCCTGGTTAGATAATATCCTTAATGTGTTGTTACCTGGAGTTCCTCCTAAAATAAAAGAAAAAATTGCCAAAAAGCTTATTTTAAAAGGACCTTTAAAATTTTTGGCAAAAGTTTTTCCTGGCATTTCTGCTATTTTCGGAACTATCGAAGGTATTGAAAGATTAATGGTGGGAGATTATGAAGGATCACTTTTGGCTTTTGGAACCGGCATTCCTTTTCCTCTTGCTGGATGGACAATGTTTGGTTTAGATATTTGGAAAGAAGCTGACCCCGAATCTTATAATAAGTATGTAAGATCTTTATTTGGGATAAAATCCGGCGAAGAAATGAATAAAATATTGGAAGGTGCTGGTTCTTTTATTGATGTAGGAGCAATAGGAGCAGCATTAAGTAATGCTGGATTTTCTAATGGTGGAACTGTTAATGGAGAAGGATCCGGTTCTGTTGATAGCGTAAGAACAATGCTTGCTCCGGGAGAAGAAGTTATTCGTACATCTTCTGCAATGTTATTCAGACCTTTATTGAAAGATATTAATGATAATGCTGGAAGATTGTGGGTAACATTTTCACAATCAATTAAAAAATTAAATGCAGTTTCCGAAAATCAAAAAGAAGTATCTAAAGAATTTTCTGCGGTTGTTGAGGATTTTAATAGGTATTTAAAATCGGAAATTGATAAGAAAAAAAGTGGTAGTACTGGCGGTGTTGGTGGTGGGGGATTTAGGTCTATTGATAATTTAGGTATGAAATCTGTTAATCAAAACCCACAAATTTCGGCAGCACCTAAAGTTTCTAATATTAATATGACAATAGCATCTGGTGGGATGACTTTCTTACCGATGGTTCTCCCAAAACAAACATCAAAACCACCACAAATACCACAGTATAGTGGAAGTGCAACAGAAGTTCCATTAATATCTCCAATCAATTTTGCAAATTATTGGATGAACATATCACCAGAACTTTATGGAATAGAAATGTACGGATAAGATATGGA